GACGTTGTAGCACAGGACAAACATCCTGTCACGAGCCTCGGGAAATACCGAGGGCCGCAACAATGGCAAGCTGGCGCGGTGACAAGCCGTTCCAGTCGATGCCAAAACCAAATGGGTTAGCTTGGACACGTTGCTTACACTCTGATGTGAGTGTAAGAACTCCAACATGCTGGGAACCTTTCCCAGTATAGGTATAGGTGTCACGAACAATTGAATGTTCCATGACATAACCATACCGCATAACCAGACCATCGGTTGCCCAATCCTGAAGGTTACCTATAAGGTCGCCTACAGGAAGGACCCAATCGACAGCCCAACTCCATGGGGCAATGTTCCAAATCGTCTCTGGCGTGGCATCGAAGCTTATTAGGCCTCGATCCCTAAAGGCGTCCGCACTAATCACTTCCAAATTGTCAATAGGGAGGTGATACGTGAAGGCGCCTGAAAACCATCGACGAATTTCAGTCTCGCGACTGAAAATGGTCTTGCCCGACGTGCCGAAGACGGCATCAATCGCTGAGTTTGAAAAGAGATAAGTTGGCATAGCCAACGTGCCTCCATCATACTTAACGGTGGTCGTCTTCGACTTCTGAACCGGATCTACAAATCGACGACGGACCGACTTACCCGAGTCGCGAATGTACTGTTCGATTACAGTACGGGTTCGCTCACGAGCGAGCAACGTCTTCTCGATGTCGCCCAAAATCGGTTTGAAGCCAAACTCAACTGCCAAATGGCCACCAGCAGCGTTTTGAGCTGTTTTGGTGACGTCCTTCCACGCTTGGACTCCCAACTTCGGAAGTCCTTCACGTGCAAGTTCGGCAAGTGAGGATGACATGTCCTCGAAAACATTGGTAGGCTTACACTTTGCAATAGCACTCGTCCCCCACGCGTCCAAAGAGCCTTTCGGCGATTTGGCGAATGGAGGGAATGCTATTGTTCCAGTGCTGGGAACGCACAAACCGCTGTATGTGGTCGTACGTTTCCCATCAGTCACGATGTCTGTAACAGAAAACGAAGGGTTACCACCCGTTAGGGTGGCAAACTGCTTCGTCACTGAGAAGGCACCATTACCAATGTCCCCCTGGGTATAAGCGAAACGAGCAGCAGCTTTACGCTGCTTACGCTTATTCCAGGCAGGATTAGAAACTGAGTTGAGAATCTCAGTTCCTTGGAGGCACTTCGGAGCCCAAGGTGGACTCTTA